CGTCAAGTCGATGTCAGCCGCTGTATCTGGAAATGCTCTGTCCATCTCGGACTGCAGCAACGAATACATGATGGCAAGTTCTGCTGCAGCCGGCGCGAGAGCGGTATAAATTACAGAGCCTTCGCGCTTATCCATGTCATCTGGGATACGCTCAAGGCAGCGCTCAAGTATTTCCTCGTATGTTATTATGGTCATTATGTGTTCACCTCCCGACTGAAAGGGATATCTCCAAAAACAGAAACAGCGGTGAAACTCACCGCCGCCGTACGTTTATCTACTAGTTTAAATGTGAAGTCCTTGACATCTGTTATCCTTTCATCGGCAGTCAGCGCCTCTGTGATAATCCGCTTGATCTCACTCTGCAGCACGGGCTCGCTTTTACCGACTACTTGGCCCATCTCTGTGCCGTAACCCCAACTAAAGATGGTATGGGCGAAGCGCTCGGTCTGTAGAACCATGTGTATTGCCTGCTTAACCGCGTCCAATCCATCGGCCACGCCACGTATCCGACCTGTGTCAAAGTCAATATTATACGTGAGGGATGGCCGGTCTGCATCTGTTTGTACCTCAACATCACCGATTGTGAGCCCGTCAGCATTACGCGGTGTTAGCATCGCCAAGCCTCCCCATGACAAGGAACTGCTGTCCTCCAGCGTCACGTAACAGTATGGCTCGGTCACCAACTTGTAGAGTCACGCCACCAGGCACAATTAACATATCATCATCCACTACAAAACGGTTATCGACCAACACCTCAAGCGGTGACGTATTTTTCACACTACCAAACATAATCTTCATTGGCACAGCTTCATCATTGGCCGATTGAGCTATTTTTTTGATGCAATCACTTAGCATTACACCACCACCAGTTTCAAACTCATTTTTTCGTCGATTAGGTTGTGCTTACACTCATCAATCACATACCAGCCCGATATTCCGATATCTGCGATCTTTACAAATACAGACCGCCCAGCCCTAACGGTCAAATCAGCGATAGCCTCGATGGTCAGCGTTCTAGTCGGCCTATTCTTGAGTGCAAGCAGGTTGTCAGCTTGAGTTTCAATTTGAGCCTTATTCAGCTTCTCATCCACTTTGTCATAGTGCTGCAACATTCCCCAACGTTTTTGGTTGTCGGTATTCTCTACAATGTACACATCACGCTTACCAGTCTCTTTGTTGTCCCGAACAAGCTTGATCCGGTTAGCCGTATCGCTGTCTATGTCGCTCTGGTATTCATAGTCAGCTACTAGACTGCCATCACCGAGATTTAGGGCTGTATGTCCATCCTTTACATTCGATATCCTGAGTAAGCCATAATCGTCCCATAAGTAAAACATCCGTTTGGAATGGATCAATGTCAGATCGAGAGCATGAAGGATGATGTCGAACAGGTTCTTGCTGTCCATAACCATCCTCGGGATGACATAGCCTGTGTTGGCTAAGTTGCCGATTTTTATCTTAAAATCTGCCGCAATCGTTGCTACAACCTGATCAGCTCTTTTGCCCTTAAATACATAGGTATCCTTGTTTTTTAAATACCTAAGCTGATCATATGCCGTGATCTGAATCTTGTCCTTGTCGTTACGTGAGTGCTTAAAGACGTACCCATAAAACAGCCCTTCCCCCCCATTTTTCAGTGCCAGTATGCTGCCATGATCAATTTTGACGTCCGGATCGCTTATGATAGTGATGTCGAGCGTTCCGGGTGCTCCTGCTCTTTTAGTTGACCATGATAGGGCGGTGACTAAGGTTGTGATATCGTGTTTCGCACCGCCGTTTATGTTCTGGTACAACAACTGTATACTCATAGCTGCAGCACCTGCCCCGCATAAATCGTATACTTCGGTAGCCCAGTCCCCTTATTACGTTTATCGATCATTGCCTTGTTCTTGGCGTACAATTGAGGGTATTTACTGCCGTCCCCATACCGTTTCTTGCAGATAGACCACATACTATCACCTTTGACAACGGTATGTGTTTTCACAGCTGGCGGCCTGCCTGATCTCTTAGCCGAGCTGATCACTACCTTGTCTTTTCCATTCGGTAACATTAGCTTCAACGCTGAATACGGCTTCCACTCCTTCAATTTGATGGAGTAGTAGATATCCCCCACTTCACCGGCTCGCTCTTCGTATCTTAAATCTTCGATACCCATATTTACATTGATATCCAAGTCGCTGCCATATAACAATAAGCGAATAGGCTTTTTCTCATCTCGGTGTGCTTGCAGCGCCTTGATAATCTCGATCGGTTTTGTAACCTTGCCTGTAACATATGGGGCATCATAAATAGGAAGAAAGGACTCGAACGCAACTTCGCGGAGCCCTTTCTTTCTTAAAATATTTATTTCACCCAGTCCCAGTACAGTAACCGTTTCATTTTGTCCCGGTGAGCCCACTTCAAGTCTTTCTGGTAGTACAGGGATTTCAATTTCTTGTTTATCCAGGAGTAGAGACATTCTGTATTTCATGTAGCCCCTCCTTATTCATAGATTCCTTCGGCATTTGCTGCGATTTCATCTACCATTCGACGCTCCACTGCGTCCAGTACATGGTCAACATCCACTCTCTCGCTTATACTGGCTTGCATAGATATGGTCGGTGTCAGCGTTACAAAGTTCTGAACATAGCGCATCTCTGCTACGTCCTTCATGAGTTGCAGGTCTTCCTCGGCTATGTTGACATCATCTTTTACCTTGCCAACTTCACCGACTTTGCTAATGTCAGGGAGTTTCATCTTACTATCGAATGAGCTGCCTATTCCTCCCTTTTTTAATAAGGATGGCACTCCACTAAATTTGTTAGAAATACCGTTAACCATATCAACTCCTGCACTATAGCCCTTTTTTGCATAATCAGGGATGGACTTCATCTCAAGCCGTTGCATGACCTTGTACCCTTTTGGCATTTCACCTAGCCAGTCTTCCATTTGACTCTGCAGGCCAGTTACACCGCCGGCAAGATTAGATCCGAAAACGGCATCCATTGCTTCTGCTATGCTTTTGACTGTATCCAGCACGCTATTAGCCAAGTTAATAAATAAACGCTTCACACTGTACACTGGATGGTTAAACGCATTTGCAAAGAATTCCACGAATGATGACCAATAATTCCATATGCTAGCGACAATGTTAAAGAAGAATGCATACAGGCCAGACAGCGTTCCCCCTATGAACCCGGCAACTTGATCGAAAGTAACCCCCATATTATTCAGGATAGCGATCACAAGGCCTATAGCCATGCCAATTGCAAAAGCTATGAGGATGATTGGGGACAGTGCCATAATAGATGCAATGCCGGCAGTTATCGCTGAATAAGCCCACATCAGAAACGCTGTCACCAGCGCTATGCCAACGGCTATGGCAATTTGAGTTAATGTGGGTTGTAAAACTGACCAGTTGTTTTGGATGAAGGTTCCCACAGTCGATATAATGCCGATCAGCCAGGTGATCGCGCTAGCGATGAGGTTAATAGCCCCTAGAATACCATCTACAAACGCTGATCCCGTGCTACTGTTCAAGAAGTTATTAATGGTCTGCATAACTCCACCAAAGGCCATGAGCGCGTAGTTCGTAATCTGAGTCCAAGTCGATGAAAATGTACGTGGCATTTTTGCAAACTTCGCTTCAATATCAGCAGCAGCAGTAAAGAGCGCACCCTTGATTGTGTCCGCCGTGATCGTACCATCTGCTGACATCTGTTTCAGCTCGCCTTTGCTCTTACCCGTAAAATCCGCGATGGCCTGCGCTAGCATCGGGGCATTCTCCATAATAGAGCGAAACTCATCACCCTGCAGCTTCCCGGCTGCCATTGCCTGCGTAAGCTGATACATACCCGCTTGCTGCTCCATCGTAGATGCACCGGATACAGCAAATGATTTTTGCATTAATTCACTAAACGTCACTAGCTCATCATTACTCCTGAATGCGTCCTCTGCCAGCAGCCCCAACTTCGCTACAACACTCACCATGTCGTTGTACGATCCGCTCGACCTCTGGGCGGCCTGATACACCTTTTCCTGTAACTCAGCCTGAGTTTGTAATCCATCGTTAATGAGCGCCAAACGTGCGTTAGCGTTGGTGTAGGTATCAACCGCCTGTGCCACCTGCACTGCACCATAGGCGGTGATAGCTCCTCCTATTGCTGATTTTACACCGCCCCACCCCCTCTTTATTTGCTTTGCTCCTTCAGCCGCAGTACGTTGTCGATTAATTAAATTTTCAAGCTCGCTTCCGGAACGATGAATCGCATTTCTAGCTAGATTAAACATTCTACCGGGTGCAAGCCGCAGTGACTCGACGTTTAATTGCCTCATTGCGTTCAAAACTCGGTTAGTCCCCTGCGCTGCTCGATTCAGCATGTTGGTGAATTTATCTCTAATCGCCAAGGCTGTAGATACCATCCGTTCACCCCCCTACCTCTTTCGCTTCGCCCCATCGGCATCGCGCTTCTCTTTTTTAAGCTGAAGATCAATTGAAGCATAGATAAAAGCCCGGACAGGCATAGGTTTAGCTATGAGTTCATCCGGGCTTATTTTCAATCGGTGCAGGGCATAGTGGGCATAATTGGCTTCACCATCGCCCCGCTTGATTAGTTTTTTGCTTCTTCCACCAGATCGTTCATGTCAAGATCGAAGCCATTTAAATCCTGTACCTTCTGCAGCAGCTCTGTATATTGCCCTGGATTCAGGAGCTTATCTATCAAATCCTCTGCGCTAACTACACTGAATTTTTCTTGAAGTTCTGCATTCTTAAAATTCGGATCGACGCAGCAGGCGATTAAGAGGCGGTTGGAATACAGATCAGAATCTGTTTCGACCTCTTTTTGATGTGTCCGTTTGTTCCATTTCGCTTTTTGGCAACTCTTACGAATTTCTTTGTTTTCAGCCTCTGTAATCGACCGCAAGACAAACGGTACAGGAAAAGGCTTAATGTTAACCTCAACTGTTACTTCCGTCTGAATTTCATTTTGCAGCAAAAATTCTTGTAATTTACCCATATATCAATGAGCCTCCTTAGATTCTTTTGAAATGCTGTAGAATATCGTAATCCTCAAAAGTGAAATCTACATCCTCGTCTAGCGAATCGTCAGAATCACCATCAAGTTTAACCAGCGTTGTGGAGTCAAGATTGACGCCCATCAGTAATACAGCCTGTTTCCCGGCTGCGCTGGACGGGTCTTCGTTCTCGATCACCATATCGAAATAGACGTCTCGGCCAGTATCCTTGTACTGCTTTAGAAGCGACCGAAATATAGGCGACATGTAATAAATCGTCATGCTGCCTGTGCCGTTCAGTCCTGTTGTCTTATGGCCTGTCATTCGTCTGCCGATCGCTTTGATTTCTGATTTATTTTTCTCAATTGTTGCCTCGATCGTCTTAGCGAAGAACAGGTTTTCATTATTGCCGTTGATCTTGGCGTAAGCTCGGCCTTCCTTGCCGCTTATCGCATCTTGCGAATTCAATCTGCTCATCAGTTCCTCCTCCTTACGCAACGTTTACTGTCATGTAGAGTTTTTCCATACTATCATTCGGCTGCAGCGCACAGTTTACAATTACATCACGCTTGCCCGCACCCCGTGATATCGAGATATCGTCACTATCAAAATTACTGATTGCTCCTATAGACTGGTATTGGCGAGCCAAAGAAACGAGATCCGCCTTGAATAGCTGCCGCCCTGTGTCGTTGTTTGTGATCTGCCCAATGTACGAAGCCCCGAAGATGCGGGCCACATCGTTTGCCCAGCCGTCCAAGACACGGATCACTCGGTTACTTGTCCAATCAGGAGATTTACCGCTGCTAAATGTCGTCAAGCTGTTAATGTCCGTTAATACTCTGGCTCGCTGATTTTCACCGTAGAAGACGAACTCGCCAGCCTTAATCGCCGCCTCATACTGATCTTTCGTATACTTAATGTCCACGTCTACGGCTCCATCATACGCCGCATTCGTCAGGCTCTCATTCACCTCTGCAGCAGCAGTTGCACCTGTCACCCAAGCCACAGCTTTATGACCTGGTATCACTGTTGTGTCATCCAATACAACACCGTTCTTCACGTTAACTACGCCTTCATGGTCGGCTGGTTGGTTATGGAGTACGCAAACCACTTTCTTACCGTCGTCGTCCCGTAGACGCTTCGTAAATGCGACAAACAGCGACTTGATGCCAGCGTCTATGCCAGGATACCCCAAAACATTGAATGACTCGACTTCCAAGGCGGCTAGATAGGCTGAGTATGCAGAACCATCCGCTATACCATTTGTACCACCAGCAAGTGGCGTAGCTGCTGCAGCCGCAAGCTTACCAGCACCAAATGTGACAAAAGGGTTTGCCTTTAAGCTTGCAGCGTCTTTACCCGTTTGCTTATCGACCAAGATAGAGCCAAGGTATGTTACGACATCAAATCCACCATCTGGATTAACAAGCACGGCAACGCGAATGTCGTTACCGCGTGTCCCGCCGTATACTGCCGTCACTTGAATGCCACCAACCGCGGCCTTTGCCTTCACTCCGCCACCATTCACGCGGTATAATAGCAGCGTCTTCGCTCGTTTCAAGCATTCACGAATCAACAATAGCTCAGCAGCGGTAGCGCCATAACCCAAAACCTCTAATGACTGCTTACTAAAATTAGCCGCGTCGATGCGAATGATTTTGTGTTCCGCTCCCCAATTTAGTGACAATGGCAGGGATGCAACTCCGCGAGTGCCGGCAGATACGCCTCCACTTGTGGATACAAAATTGATGTACGCCCCTGGCAACGTCTTATTCTGAAGCGTAAATGTTCCGCCTCCAATCGGCATCTTCTACACCTTCCTTTTCTCAAAATCGTTGATAAGTTTCTGTACCTCATTCAACGTGTATTGCTTGTTATCAATAAGCAACGATTCCAGTAGGTCAGGATTGGCTTGTTGTCTCGTGCTGGATAATAGCTGCCACTTATAGAAAAGAGGCTCTGGCACATCGCCAACAGCCTCCTGTTGCTTCTTTACATTTGTCACGACTTCAGTCCTCCTCTCGCTTGTAAGTCCATCATCAGATCGCCAATAAGTTCACCTGGCTGCACGTCCACCACCAGGCCGTTTACCTTTACATCGAACACGAAATGATACACCATATCATCCCCCGGCTCGGCGTGAGCATCAGTCAGGTGTACGGTCTGCCCGTTGACGTCCAGCTTTTCAAACACGAAGTACATGGTCTCAGCCCAGTCGTTAAATAACATGTTGTCTTTTGCGGACTGAAAGTATTGGATGACGAAGCTATAGGTTCGCTCACGCCGACGATCAAGCCGTTTCGAGTGGCACTGGTCAGTACAGTATACATAGTGATTACCGTCTGCTTTCTTCGGTATCTGATCTATATAAACTTGTCGATTAGGGTACAATGATTTAAGCTCGCGAGCTATTGCCGTAATGACATCATTCACTTTCATACGCTACAGCCCCCTCTCGATGTACTCCTTTACTTTCTTGTTAAATTTACGTTCCAGACGGGCGTGTTGGGTCGCCTTCGTGCGGCGCAGCGCGCGGCGTAGGACAAACCTGCCTCGCACAAATCCGTCCTTCGGCCCCACATACATCCCCCCGGGATCGTTGCTATCCCCCGGTACTGGCCGATATCCTTTGATATATACGAAGGTTCTTCCTTGCCATTTACCCGGCACCCAATGGCTGCGAAAGCCGTATTCAAGATGTTTGGCATAATCCGAATTGTTGTATACGTCGATGCGATACGTTTTACCGTTTACCTCTGGCCTGCTGCCGTCATGTGCGCTGCTGGAGTGCCCCAACGCCAACGCCTTACTTCCACAATGGAAGCTGCTGCGGTAGTTTCCTGTATTCACGATGTCAGGATTATCGTTCTTGGCAATCTGTTTAGCCTGCTTGACCGCGTACACACCCTCACCCACAACTAGTTCCTCCATGATTGCCGGTACATCATCACGCATCGCAAGTAAGTTATTCCGAAACTGTTCTAGCTGGGTCAGGTTAAAACTCATGCCACATCCACCGCCTTGAGCTTTATTTGAACATGCGTAGCGTAGATCATTGACTTGCCAATGACCTCAAATTTCAGTTCCATTGCAGCACTCGGATTCAATCGGCCAAACCGCTTAATTGTTACACTATCGCCTGGCTCAAATATCTTGTCAGGCTCGGCAAACAATTGCATGTCATATTCAATATGCTGTTGCACATCCGTCTGCTTGCTGCTGTCCCCTTTAGCAGACAAGGCACAAATAATATCAACATACACGTTGTCTGGAGCATCTTTAGTCCTTGTGATGCCATTAGCATCTTCAACTTGGATAAGACGGTTCACTGTACATGTGTCCTCATAGGTCGATTCTAGTGCCGCTCTCTCCGCTTTTATATTCCCAAACATATTACCACCTCAACTTTCTAAACGCGTTAAGTTGGGCTGCGTAATCGTCTACAATGGCCTTAATGCCCTTGACTTCTCCTGTAGCAACGTCCGTAAAGCTTGTCGATACATCGCCACGATGGACTGACTTCACAGCTTGCGGCTTCGACTCATTGCCATACCCCTCAGAACGCCATAAGTCAGCGGCCATTCTTACCGCCACGTTCTCCAATCTGGCGGGGAGTAACTCCAAGTTACAGTAGTTGGCAATCTCATCTATAACAACATCAAGGACGAACTGCAATAGCCCGTCCTTATCTGTTCCTGTAATCCCTAATCCGATTTTCAGTTTATCCAGCATATCATCCAACCTTAACCTTTGGAGATGATGCGAGCAATTGGGATCGCCTTATGGTCGATGTACTCCTTGGTTGTTCCACCATTGTGCACAAGCTCCCAATTGGATCCATTAGCCAATTCACCATCAGTTGGAGATAGCGATGCCTGCGATTTTTTGGTATAAGAAATACCAAACGGCGCAAACACTTTGCGGTGTCGAGAATACAACGTATCCTGGCCACCATTAGTTTTAGGGTCACGAGACATTTCGAACGCAACCTTTGCCCCGATGTTTTCATAGTCAAATGCTCCATCACCAAAGATATACGTTGTGTATTTCTCATATGCTGGAACATACCCGGGTTTTCCTTCCGCCCCTTGTGATGGAACTGTCTCCACGGGCATGGCGTCATCTATCAGTACGATACGACCGTTCCACGTTGCTATAGCCAAATCACGTTGGATACCGTTTGCATCCGTCTGCTTCAAGTATGTCAGCAATCTGATGTTTTCCAGATTAGTCGCAACTACCGAGTGCATGATTGCAAGGGTGAATTTTGCTTTGTTATCACCACAAGCCTTTTGAATGGCGCTATTAAGTGTTGCGGCTCCTACATTGGCAAGAGGATTCCCCTCCTTGTCTTCGCCTAACTTACCCGTAATATCCAACGTGTGACCGTTGACAAATTCAAGATTTTTGGTGCCTGACATGGAAAAGAGACCCTTCAAAATTGAAAGAAGAGTGTCTTGATCAATGCCGTCCCAGTATTCCGCGACTTGCTGAGCTACATTATCCATAAAGTTGACGCCGCCTGTGATATCGCTAGAAAAATCTTGTTCAATCCAAGCTTGAGCGCGCCCGATGACCACTACCCCCCGTTCGAAGGTTGTTGTTTTCTGTGCGTCAATATTAGTTTGTCCATCATAATTGACTGGTTTGCCACCGATCCGCCCAGTCATAGGAATAGTAGCAAAGGCGGTTCCCGTCTGAGATGAAAACACATCTTTAATCTGCTGGTTGCCTCTCAACGCGCGGGATTTAATCAATTCATTGCGCTTGGTCGACGGTATACGCTCAACATACTTCCCGAATGCGACCGGGTTAAAACTTTTAGAATCAAATTTTGTTTGCGTGTATTCTGCCATTGTTCAATCTCCTTACTAAATTAGATTTCTATCCCTGGATTGCTTGCCATGTATGCAGCTAACTCAGTGTATGTCATTTGTGATGGGTCTTTTTGGGTAGGTTGGGTTGTACCAGGAACAGCAGGTTTAGCGCCTGTTACGTCAAGCGTCGTTTCTGGTTTTTCGGAAATAAAAAGATATGGCTTCGTCTCTTTCACCGACTTCACTAGGTCGTCAATATTGGTCTTGAGCGATCCGCTATCGTCAACCTCGATCTTGTCCATATCCAAGAGCTTTATAATGTCATCCGCATCATGCACCTTCCCCGCCAACGCGGTCTTTATCGCAGATGTTCTCTGGATCTTAAGCAGTTCCGCCTTATGAGCCTTACCCAGCTCATCAATCTTGCTCTGTGCGGCCTTTACGTCATCTGCAATCTTCGCTGGATCACCGCTGCCGCCCACTGTCTTTAGCGCTTCGGCTGCCGACTTTAGGGCGGTTTCGGCGCTGACCTTACCTTTGTTGGCTGCATCATACTTTTCAGTCGGAACAAAACTTCCGTCATTGCCCACGACAAGATCAACGTCCTTCCCCTCCTTCCCTGTACCCTTAAGTGCACCTTCAACTTGCTTGGAAAGCTCCTCACCTAGCAATTTCTTAATGGATTCTGCGATCATGCTAATCTCCTTTCAGGCTGTTTATATAGCGACTTCCACGCTCTTTGCCCTGCCAGTTGTTCTGGGACTGGCTGCCCAAAATAAAAAGCGCTACGCATAAGGCATAACGCTAGGAATAAAAAATCGCCTATCCCCGGATGGGAAAGGCGACTCATATTTCATTTGCACTGTAAATGTCATCATATAACTTCTGAAGCTTTTGGCCATTGGGCGTTAACCACTCTTGATTAGAATCGTAATAGTCGATGATGGCATCATCCAAAGCCGTGTAAAAGTCATTTGGATCCTGCGATGCAATGTATTGTTCAACATCTGGGGCGAGCTCTTTAATAATTTCAAGCTGCTTATCCGTCACATTTATCAACTCTAATCCTCCTTTTTGGTAGCCCTTGGGTTAACCTGAATTAAATTTCCTGTCTCTGAGTTTACCGAAATAGTCACATTCTTCCCATGGAACTTTTGGCTGATACTCTTGCCCCTTTTTCTTACGGGGTCTATGGCATTGGGCTCTAATAATGCTTTTAGGATATCTTTAATATCGACTCCATTACGTCTTTGCTCGACAGATCCGATCACCCTGGCTATAAAATGTTTCGACTTACCAGTAATCAGTAGGCCGTTAGGCGTTGTAATGCCAACGAGCATTTTATCAATTTCCTGATTGATTTGCTTGTACAATTTAAATCCAGCTACTGGAGACAACTCCCCAATATCGATGGCTTTTCGGTAATCACCCATCATTTCGAATTCCTCAGGATCATTGTACTTCATTTCCTGGAAGGCTTGAAGGCTTTTAGGCGCATCTTTTCCAAGATAACCCTTGTATTTTTCAAACTGCTTCTTGTCAGCAGTCTTGTTCTTGATCTTCTTCTCCTCAGCTTCGACCTTATCTTGGCCCTTTTCTTCAACCTGAGAATCATACCACTCCTCATATGTCATGTGCAGCGGCATCGCTTGCCCACTGTTATGCCAGTCGAGCGCATCTTCTGGGTCATGCTCAAGCGTCGTCGAGCGACACCACGGATGCAGCGGTGGGAAGTTGACCCCTGCCTGTGCCTCAGACACTTTGAAACGTTTGCCGTCCAGACTGCGACACGCATCACTGGTACGCATATCGAGCGTTGCCATAAACTCGTATTTCTTTACACCAGCAGCATTGTAGGCCGCCTTGGACGCTTCATTGTGGAAGTGGGCGGTCTCCGTTCGAATCAACCGTTCTGCGTTCTTAAACGACGAGCCTAACCTGTCTGACAACTCCTTCGACATCGCCGCGCTACTCTTGCCCTGAATGAGCCCCTGGGAAATCGTAGAGCGTAGATGAAAGTGCAGCATTCGTTTGTTTTCCCACAGTCGAGCCGAGAAGTCGGCACCGCTCCATGGGTAGGAAAGCACGTTCGTAATCATATCCTCGTTGATTTT